CAGTAACGTGTAGTTCAGCTGCGACAGCAGTTGCCCAGGGGTTTTCCTCAGCATCCCTCTTCTTAATTTCCTCAATATTTTCTGGAACAAGAGCAGATTGCTGTAAAGTGACAGCAGCACGGAAGAGACCAGTGAATTTATAAATAACTCCAGCAATAGCACACATACTAATAAATGTTTTAGTTTTACTTTCTCTGATAGACCTAAAAACGTCAATCGTAGCATCTCTACGAGCCAACAATTCGTTCATACGGTCATCTCTCCATTTTGCTAACAGTCCACCATAAAGCAACACATGAGAACCTAAAATGATCCCACCGCATGCTAAGGTGTTAGTTTGTTTGTACATAGTACATACTGCCATAGTAGATAACAAAGAACATCCAACTCCTCTACGAGCGTTCTTCTCGAAAGTTAAGAACTTACGGGCATTGCAAAGCATATAAGCCCCTGATACTAACTTATTAGTAAATAACCATGTTGGTAATTTTACGAGGAAATTGGAAACTCTAGCTCCCATGGAATCAAATTGAGCCTTGATAAAATCAAAAGACTCTTCCATTGAAGCTTGTTCTTCATCATCACTTTCTACATCTCCCACTAAATCACTAACTTCACGACAAAATTCGTCTATCTCAGCCATAGCTTCACATTCACAAAGATTATGAGCTAAATTGCATGATTCACAATATTTACGCGAAGCCACAAGACCCTCCCCTTTCCTAATCAATCTACGCTGATTCTCAAAATGAGATTTGCATTTTGTCGTTAGAAATCTAAGGGCCTGGTGAATGGTCCTAGGCTGATGATCCTTGACACCATCAATGTGACGTAAGTGAGAATTATCCCCACCATATTTTTTTTCCAAAGGTGTGTAGATTTGCAAGTCCCAGAGATCGTTTACTAACGAATCTCCAGAGAAAAATTCAAGGGCTTTGGTACTATCAAGACGACCGTCTTGTAGAGCAAATTCCTCTTTGACTTTGACTTCCAAATGAACATCGGCACGACGAACAATTGAATAGGGACATATAGAACCTATATTCGCATGTTTTGCCAAGGGAGCGTTTGATGTAATTACAAACACACGAGGCCTAATTTCGATCTTTCCTTTTTCATGAAGATCAGCCTTGTTTGCATAAGTAATCATGTTGTTGTTGATATCAATAATACGTTCTGTAGGAGACTTATCCAAAAATTCAGATTTCATATTACCTATATCGTCAAAAAAGATACCTGTGGTATGTCCCTTTAAAGAAGAGTCAAATTTATCAGATTCCTTAATGGCAGCAGTATTTTTTGTATCAGGATCAACACCTGCGGCCGCCAAACAATCAGCCATAACAACTTGAGCTATAGTGGATTTACCACGTCCTGAATCCCCCCACACATAAACAGTGAAAGGAGCAAAACGCATAGATCCATCGATACGTTTAGCTTGGTAAGCTGCACGATTTTTGCGAAGAACATCAATACGTTTCTCAAGATAACCTTGTTGCCAGGTGCCCTTAGCAGATTTATATAATCTCTCACATAAATCTAGAGCCTCATCCAATAATTGACTATATTCCATGTCACTAATTGTCTTAAGCTCTCCTTTGACTTTTACTTTCTTTTCATGAAGATTGAAAACCATAGCATGTTCATGTAATTCCAATAAAGGAAAATACAATTCATCTAAAGTTTTACTGTCATCATTAGTAAAAAACAAGGGACTAAAGGATTTTTGTTTGAAGCATTCATATCCACCTTCAATAAAG